TTATATCAGATTTTAATTGTAAACTTCTGTTGCGGTACCGCCATCATTGGTGGTGTCCCAACTATCTGTATTATAAAACCCAGCGCTAATAAGAGATCCTGCTTCGTAATAATATCCTGCATCTACAAAAGTAGTTGCAATTTGACCTGTTCCACCAATTGCTGTATCGTGAATATGCTCTTGTAAAACCTCTGCATCTGCAAGGGTAGCCATAGCAATCCACTCAGCACTATAATAAACATAAATTCTACTGGTTACGGTATCAAACCATAGTTGACCATTAGATGGAGATACTGGCGCAGTTTCTGAAACAGTTACTGATGATCCAGACGTTAATGAATCTACATATGTTTTAGTAGTGGCATGTGAACCACTGGTAGGAGTAGCAACTGTAACTGTTCCTCCAAAAGTACCGCCAAGAGTTACGTTGAGCCCTTGCTTTACTTTAAAATCTTTATCTACAGTTGCCACTTCTAGCCTCTTTTCCTAATTATGCTTCAATATAAGTTCTGTGTAACTTAACAACAGTGCTTGCTGATGCTGCAGTTACTTGTAGAAGAACGTTGCCTGCAGAATAAACGGCATCTGTTGTTCCAAGTTGAGTGTTACTGATTACATCAGCATACTCTGTTAGGTAAACGTTATTGTTTCCATCAACGGTTACAAGAACTTCAAGTACTTCAATGTCATTACCAAGTTTCATCTGGACAATATATTTTGCAGATGAATAAGTGCTTGCTGACCATGTGTCAATTGTAGTTGCTGAAGTTGAAGCAGTTGCTGTTGCAGATCCTACTGATGAATCATTAAGTGTGATTGCTGTTCCAGTTAGTGCACCTGAAAGAACAAGAGTTGTACCAGTTGCTGCTCCGATTACTGGAGTAACAAGAGTTGGTGTGTTAGCAAATACTAGAGCACCAGTTCCTGTCTCATCTGAGATAACTCCTGCAAGTTCTGAAGAAGATGTTGAAGCAAGTGCTGAAATCTTGCTTGCTGTAGTAATACCATTTGTTGCTGTTGCAGCATTTCCAGTGTATTCTGTTGCTGATAGAACTTGAGTTCCATTAATCTTTAATACCTTGCCAGAAAGAAGGTTCATGTGCTCAGAAGATGTCCAAGCATCAGTTGCGTCTACCCAGTTAAAAGTCTTGTCTGTATCACCTTTAAGAGTAAGACCACCACCGTCTGCACCTGCATCTGTTGGAGATGCTACTGAGCCAAGTGTCATGTTCTTATCATCAATTGTAATTACTGTTGAGTTAATTGTGGTTGTTGTACCATTAACTGTTAGGTCCCCTGAAAGAACCAAAGATGTTCCTGTTGCTACACCAATATCTGGTGTTGTCAGAGTTGGGCTTGTAAGTGTTTTGTTTGTAAGTGTCTGAGTTCCTGTGTTTGATACAAGAACAGCATCGGCGTTACCAATAGTTGAACCACCAGGAAGTAACAAGGTATTTGTTGCTCCATTAGCGTGAGGCTGAGATCTAATTACTTGTCCGTGTGAGTTTACAGCACAATTAAGTTGAATTGCTCCATCAGTTGAGCCGCCACCTTTTACTTCAAGGATATACGTAGCAGGTTGAACTGCAAGGTTGCCTGAAGCAGTGATAGTTGTTCCACTAAGTGTTGGTGATGCTATTGTTGGAGATGTTCCAAATACTAGGGCACCAGATCCTGTCTCTCCAGTTACTGCAGAGGCCAAGTTTGCTGAAGAAGGTGTTGCTAAGAAAGTTGCTACATCAGTTCCAAGACCAGATACACCAGTTGCTATTGGAAGTCCAGTAGCATTTGTAAGAGTTCCAGATGATGGAGTTCCAAGTGCAGGTGTGGTTAATGTTGGTGATGTAAGTGTCTTATTTGTAAGAGTCTCTGCACCTGTGAGGGTAACAAAATCATCACCGCTAACAGCAGTATTAAATTCTGCAACTGTTCCACTTAGGGTATTGCTTGCTAAAGAAATTGTTTTGTTGGTTAGTGTTTCGCTACCAGCAAGTGATGCAAAATCTGCATCTGACATTGCAGCGTTAAACTCTGCCTTTGTTCCAGTAACTGTGTTTGTAGTTAATGAAATTGACTTATTTGTTAGTGTGTCTGTTGTGTCTTTTAAAACTACTGTTCCCGTTGCATCTGGAAATGTGACTGTACGATCTGCTGTAGGGTTTGTTACTGTAAGAGTTGTCTCATGATCGTCTGCTGAAGAGCCTTCAAAGACAATGCTTGATTCAAATGATCCAACTGCTGCAGGTGCTGCGTAGGCTAATCCTGTTGCTGTTGAACTATCTACTGTTAAAACGTGTCCATTGGTTGCTCCAACGGCTAATCTAGAAATTGCATTATCTGCAGTACCAACTAATAGGTCACCTTTTGCATCTGCAATTTTCTTTGTAAGAACATCATGGCCTTCAACGGTTGCGGTTGTACCCTCAACTACTAATCCAGCCTTTAATCTAAAATCTTTTACTACTGTTGCCATTTTATCTCCTTAGTTAAGCCTTTAATCCCATACGCATAAAGCGTAGAGTTATAGGGGTTAGTCCACCCACAGGGGTAACAGTTAGTGAAACTGTATCGCCTGCTCTAGACACGGAGATGGTGCCAATATTCCCATCATTGTCTACTGTTGCATACTCTGTAACTGAAACATCTGTTCCATCTACAAGAATATTCATCTCTGTGGCATAAAATTTATTTGCGCCATCAGAAGTCTTTTTAATTGAGATTATGTATCTCATTGATCTAAATTCACTTGCTAAAAAGTTATCAAATACGGTTGTGTTTTCAATACCGTTGATTGTTGACTCATTGTTGCCTGCAGAGCCAAGATCTGTTGAAAGGGCTGCTGCCGTATCAATCAAATCTACATAGTCTTCTTGAGTTGGTCTATCACCTGTCTGAAACAGGGCCTTTACGCTTGATAATGAGATTTTGGCCATACCTGAATTATATCACAAGATTAAAGTATATAGTTAGAGAAACCAATTATCTGAACTCCAATTCCTGGGGGATTTGAAGGTCTATAACCTTCAATACCAATATTAGTTATAGTTAGTCTAAATGGCAGTATTGATTCTGCCGTAATTGTTGCTGCATAGTCTGCAGTTACTAAAGATCCAACAGAGCCTGATATGTTTTCAATTGTTGGAAATATTGCAATTGTTGCTGCCGTAATTACCAAACCAATATTTGAAATTATTGAAGAGTGGCCAGGTATACGTTCTGCTGTTATTGTTGGTTTTATGTCAGAGATGGTTTGGCTTCTGCCAATATTGGTTATATTGGTTGTTGCCATAATTAACTTACTGTATCTTGCTCTGTGACTTCACCGATCATAATCATTTCGCCCTGACAAACCGTCCAAACACGATCAGCACCATCTCTTAATTGAATATCAAAGACATCGCCTGTTCTTAAAATCTTAGACTGTGCGGGAGATAGTGTAACTGTAAACTCTCCAACCTCGTCAAACTCTGTTTGGTCTGGATAAATTGTAAACAATAAATCATCTCCAGTATTATCAGAATATCGTCTAAACTCTCCAGAAATGTCCCAACCAGTTGTATCTCCAGCAGATGTGGTGTCATAATCTAAAGGATTTTCAAGATCATCTTCAACATAAATTCTAAAAGAAGCACTATCTCCAATTACACATGTCCAGTTAACAAGTGGTGGTATGTTTCCAACATTATACGTTGAAGGAGCAGGGGCAGTTGGTTGAGGATCTAAAGGACTCTCATTGGGGTTTCTATATGTAGCCATTGTTAAATTATACCATTAAGCAAGTCCATTTTTCAATGCCCCCCAAGTTCCGTTGCCACCGACTGAGCCAACAATAATCACACCAGTTGAAGCATTTACTTTTGCAACTACTGCAACCGCACCTGATCCACCAGCAGGGATTGAATTTGTCAAACCTCCACCGTTTGCAACATAGAGTATATTTCCAGCGGTATAAGAAGAAGTATCAATATCTTCAAATACTCCAGAGACAACAACAACGCCATTTGCATTGTTTGAAATTGCTGCCTGTGTTATTCCTATCATTGGAAAAGTTGTTAAATCATCTGAGTCACATTTTGCAATTAATGGTTTTGTTGAATACCCTGAAATATATACTGGGGTTCCTTTTGCAATTGTTGATCCTGTTGTATTTCTAACTTCAAGAGAAATAAATGGAAGGCCAACGTTTGAAATAACATCTTCTATGCGTTCTGCTAATAACTGAATATCCTCGTGGACATTTACAGGGTCAGTTAAAACGGGATAAGGAAGATCATAAGTTGTAGTTGAACCAGTAGCCATAATACTTATTATTATACCACTTCCCTACGTAAAAACCAAAAGTTTACCAAAATGTTACCTAAAGTTTGACTTTGATGGCAAATTCGTGTTATAATTAATACATGCTACCAACAGGTAGCATTTGTTCTCTAGGAGGTTACTATTATGAGAAGAGACAAAAAGGCTTGGATTGGAATCCTAGCAATGCTTGGAGTTGTAGCACCTTTTAGCAACTTTGCCAATGCATCAACTACGGAAAACAACTTACTAACTAAACACGCTGAAAACCCTGCTGCCACCCACAAGGTGGCTTTTGTTGTTTCTAAAGCAAAAATGTTAGAACGTTATGAAAACAAAACAGATCTTACAGATCTTGAATTAAAGAAGTTGCTTTCTTTGGTGGGATTCAAAGGCAACGACTTAGTAGTAGCATGGGCTATTGCTAAGAAAGAATCTAATGGTCGTCCCTTAGCATTTAATGGAAACCATAAGACTGGGGACTCGTCCTATGGGATGTTCCAAATTAATATGATTGACACACTGGGTCCAGATCGCAGGGATAAATTTGATCTTGATTCTAACGCTGAATTATTCAATCCCGTCAAAAATGCTGAGATTGCATACTACATGTCTAATGGTGGAAACGACTGGTCTTCTTGGAAAGGCATAACACCTAAAACTAGAATGTGGATGTTAAAGTTTCCTAAATGATTTTAGGTAATAAAATACCCCATTGGAGAAATCCTTTGGGGTTTTTTATTTTGTATTAAATGGTTTAATTAATTTCTACCCAAGAGATGGTTTCTTCGTCCCATGTGTAATGCTTGCCGTCAATTGGATAAGGAATAGAAGTTTCCCATTGGCAAGTTTCTTCATTTAAAACCAATGAATCAAATATTTTTGGGGGAATAAAAGCATCAAGACTTTGACTATATGAATAACCAATCCCAGCAAAATTCTTACGTAATGCTACTCCACCTAATAGATGTATTCCTTTTAAGGTGTTGTAACTTGTTTTTATCCATGTACCGCCAAAATTATCTATAAGCAATTGATAGCCTTCATCTGGCTCATTGTTGTCTCCTACAAGAACACGCAAAACAATATTATTCTCTATCTCTGCAAAGTGACTCATACTGCATACCTAATAACTACGATTCCGCTTCCACCATTACCGCCAGCACCACCATTGTCTCCTCCGCCACCACCACCGCCACCTGTAGTGCCGCCTACTCCGTTAGTTGGTGATGTGCCAGCACCACCAGCGCCTCCGCCACCAGAACCACCTGCTGCTGAACTGCAAGTATTATTAAAACCATAACCGCCACCGCCGCCGCCACCGCCGAATGTATATCCATTCCAAGAAGCACCAGCACCGCCTCCGCCGCCACATGTTCCGCTTGCTGCACCTCCAAAGCCACTGTAAGCACCTGCGCCTCCGCCGCCACCGCCACCAGAGTCGCTAACACCAGAAGCAGCAACACCAGGATTTGCTAATGCTCCAGAGGCTCCTCCACGGAAAGGATAAACGCCGCCATGCCAGCCATGTCCTCCTAGTCCAGGGTTTGCACTTGTGCCATTAAAACTACTTGAAGTTCCAGATGATGCTGTGTAGTTTGTACTTGATGGTCCACTTGCACTACCAGCACCGCCTCCGCCAATTGAGACACCTGTTGCAGAACTTAAAACTCCACTCCCAGTTGAAACTTGTCCTCCACCTCCGCCTCCGCCGCTGCCACTATCATCAATGTGTCCTGCGCCTCCCCCGCCTCCGCCTACGACTACATATTCTGTTGATAGGCTAGTTAGAGGGGTAAAAGTTCCACTGCTTGAAAAATAATGATAGGCATATCCACCACTATATGAAACACTGCCACCAGTTGCTTTTACTGGAGTAACAGAGTTTGATGCAGAAGAAGCAACAGAGTTACCTGCAGCATTTACTCCTCTAACAGTAAATGTATATGCAGTTCCATTAGTTAATCCTGAAACTGTAATTGGAGATGAAGAACCAGTTCCAGTTAAGCCACCAGGAGATGATGTAACAAGAAAAGATGTTGCACTTGTTCCAACTGCAGTAAATGTAATGCTTGCACTAGAAACACCGCCTGTGGCACTGCCAATTGTAGGTGCTGGTGGAACTGATAATCCACCCCTGCCAAATCCACGAGATCCAACTATGCTAATGAGTGGACTCATTTAAGCAAATTTCGTTTGGGCCTCAAGGACTGTAAAAGTCGCATTAGCGGTTTTAATGATTGTAATTGAATAAGAGTCAATAGAACTTGCATTGCCAGCAGTAATTGCTGTTCCTCCTTGAATTTTTGGAGTAACGGCATTACTATCTATTGTAATTGCTGTTGGGTAATAAGGAGTTGAACCATTTGTATTCATAAATACCAATGTAATAGAACTGCCAGTTGCCATAAGTGAATTAAGCAGTGTTCCAGAATCACCACGGAAGTTAAGAGTAAAGTTAGCAGATGAATTATTTGTATAATAAAGAATAGACTGAGTAATAATATCAAAATTAATTGTTCCTGTTGCAGCGGTTGCAGATATTGTCATAAACTCTTGTGGAGATTTTAAGGTTTTATTAGTTATTGTTTCTGTTCCTGCAAGTGTAGCAAAGTCTGCGTCAGTAACTGCAGTATTAAATTGTGCGATTGTTCCCGATACTGTGTTTGAACCAAGAGCGACTGTCTTATTTGTTAAGGTTGCAGAATTTGAAAGAGTTACAGCAGGTGCTGCCCATTTAATTCCAAGAGTTTGTGCGGAGTCGGCTGTTAGAATATAATCATTGCTTCCAACTGTTAGATTATCAACTGCATCATTTGCAGAGCCTACAAGCAGGTCTCCTTTAGCATCAATAATAGATTTGGCTACGCTACCAGTTGCATCAAGATCTGTAACCTGTGCTTGAAGGCTATTTAATGTATATGCAATTGATGGGTTTACAAGGTTTGCGGTATTTGCATTTGCCGTGCTATATGCTGAAGATCCATAATGGTAGAGTCTAAATGCCTCTTGAATGTCAGCATTGTCTGCATACCCAGGAATTTGTGTGGGATAAATTGCGCCAATAGATTCAGATGCCATGTCATTTCACCGTATTCATTATATCACAACCGAAATAAATAGATGTACAGAAACCTCTGCATCAAAGGCTCCCCATGTGCCATCATATTCTGAGGCTTGAAGGTTTATAACAAGGTTTGATCCAGATACTGCAACTGAGTAAAGAGATGATGCCATTGGGTTTGAGTTTACAATTGAATATTGAACACTAAAATTATCTGACTCTAATCCAGTAACTGCCGTTATATCTGTTATAGGAATTGTAATAGTTCCGCTTCCAATGTCAGAACTTGTTCCTGATCCAAAAGTTACGGTATGTATTTTTGAATAAATTGCGGGAGAAATTTTTAAAACCTCTACCCAAGTATCTCCACCAGGCTCTGAAACATATTGATATAAATATCCATAGTCTGATCCAGGAGCAGAGTTAATATATAAATCGTTTAATATTTTAGTTGATAGAGCAACTGAGTTTGGATTTCCAATACCGACAAAAACTTTGCTACCACGAGTTCCAGTTGGACCAATATCTACTAATAGTTCAATTACTTCTGGTCCAGATAAAACAGTTAGGTCATCATTTGATAATACTACATCTGGCATTAAACAGCCCCTGTAACATCATCTGTTACTGTAATTGATCCAGTTAAAAGTGTAAAAATAACACCAGCACCATTATCAATTTGAACGTCATAAACATATGTTGTTCCAGCAACAAGTTCTCTTCCTTGTTCTCCTGTTATTGTACATGTAACAATGTCTGTTGATATATCTACCGTGGCTGTTGCTGCAATTTGAGTACCAGTACTACCACGTCTATTGGCTATTGTAAAATCTGCGTTGCCAACATAGGCATCTAGTGCAAAGGTCGTTCCATTTGCGTTTTTAGGACGGATGATAAATTGATACGTATCACCACGATAGTAACTAAAATTATATGTACCTGGAAATGCCATTATTCCTCCTACTTTATTATACCACTAAGACACGCTTATATACATGCCTTTTAAAACTATAGAACTTTCAGTATCTGCCCGAAACTCAGGTCTAATAACAGAGTTTTTGATTTTTGATGTATCTACATACAGTGTTTGAAAGAATGACATATCGTATGAATATTGATATTTAAAGTTTGCCACATATGAGGTTGGAAGGTTTTCATATTTTTCACTAAATAGCCTTAACCATAACTCTGTATAGTTTGAGTAGGTTGTAATCTCAAAATCATATCGTATATCTACCTTTGCCCCAATTTTCAAGGATCTAAAACTTAACATATTAGAATCTAATAAGATTAAAGAACTAGACCCATCTAACATATGCTCACTGTTTGATCCATCTACATCTAACTCAAACTTAGGAAAGACCCAGCCATCATTTCCTTTTTCTGGACCAAGCCTTGTTGCTAAATCTTTTTTATTTTTATAATGTGCCCATCCTAGATACTTACCAGGCGCCACATCTTGGCCTCCTGTGATCCTGCCTGGCTCACCACGAACTCCCTGTGGCCCTGCTTGACCTGTATCACCCTTTGGTCCTGCTGGACCAGTATCGCCCTTTTCTCCTGGTTCACCTTTGAGTCCTCTTTCGCCTTGAACTCCTGTTAATCCAGGAACGGGGATATACTCTCTTAAGTCTGGTGGTTGTTGCAACTCTGCTTCTTGAATTGCTTGAGAATACCCTTTTCTTTTAAGAGGCTGTGGAGATTCCATACTCTTTGCCATGCCTCACCCCTACTTTGATTGTGTTCTGTAAACCTTTGTTCCAACTTTAATTACTGGAGGAATATTTACTTGGGCTGGAGTTACTATCACTATCATAGTGTACCGCTCACATCACCCATTACGCAAATTGTTCCAATAACTGGAGTCCACTTGGTGACTTCATCTCCGCCGCCTCCTGATACTCCATCTCCAGGAAGTGTGGCCTGAAGGTCAAACCTTAACTCTGAAACTACTGGCTTGTATTTTCCAAGTCCCCAGTTTGCTGTAATGTTTGCTTTTGCAATAATATAAATAACACCGTCTTCATAGGACTCTACCGTTAATAAATCTAGAGCATCGGCTACTGGATCATAAGAGGTTGCTATAAATGTCCAAGCCGTAGTCTCGTAGGGGGTAACTTCATCGTCTTCAAAAAACTCTACCTTAAGAGTTGCCGTATCTCCACGAACAACGTTCCATTGAATATTGGCTGGTGTTGCGCCAAGTTTTTCAGTAGTAGGAGTACACATAATATTAGATTATACCATAATAACTGGACACCCTAGGCGCCGTAGGGTGGGGGTAGCAACCTAGAGTGCCAGCAAAAACATTATAACATTAATTTATGCCAGTATATAAAAGTTTATAACAAAAGGTTATATACTCCATAACAAAACGTTATATTCCAGGTATATAAAAAGAGTTATCAAATCGTTATAATTACCTATGTCCGTTTTGTAACCATAAGTCCAATATGCCAGGTATTGAATAGTGTATACTAAATATATATAAGAAGAGAGAATACTGTAGTTAAGGTTTTTAAAGATAGTTTATATATAGTAAGTATTATTTATTAAGTTTATCAATATGATCAAGTAGAATTCTATACATCTCATCAAGTTTTTTCTCTTGACGATCTCTAGAACTAATTGAGTCTATTCTTTGTTCGTCTAAAGCGCTTTCAAGTCTTGAAATTTGGTCCTTCATCGATGATCCAGCATTGGGTTTAAGTTCGCTCAAATAATGTTTTACTAGCCATTTGATGCCACCAGCGATTACTGCGATAATTGAAAGAATCGAAAGAATTAGCGCAGCCCAGTCTTGAATCGTCATGTATCCTATTATACATTATTTTTATTTCAAATTCGGCGGGAATCAAATTAAGCCAAAAATAGAGTACAAACCTCTCCCTGACAACATAAGAGTAATATACTCTAGTAGTGTCAAATACTGGAATGATATCTCCGTATAGGCTATAATGGGATATATGTCAGATGATGTAAAACCTTGGGACTTATTTAATGGTTCCCCCAGATCCCCAGAAGAAGTAGCAGCAGCAAGACTAGAGATTTGTAAAGGCTGTGAGTTCTTTAGACCAAGAACACAAACCTGCCAGAAGTGTGGATGTTTTATGAAGGCTAAGTCTATGTTGCAAAATGCTAAGTGTCCTATTGGGAAATGGTAAAATTTATATTCCCGAAAAAATTAGTTAAAACTATCTCCGCAAGCACATGAGCCATGGGCTACTGGATTATCTATTGTAAAACCTTGCTTTTCTATAGTATCAACAAAGTCTAATGTGGATCCTTCTAGATATGGAACTGACATGCGATCTATTCTAATGTCAAAGGTTTGATAGGATCCGATGAAGTCTCCGTCTTTTTCTTCATAATCAAAATAGGTTTGATACTTTAAACCAGAGCATCCACCAGGTTGAACTGCTACTCGTAGGAATATGTTTCTATCTGGTATGGCTATACGGGAGTCTTTTATAAGTTCCCCGACTTTTTCCATTGCAGCATTTGTAAG